TAGCTCACCCCATTGATGTTTGTTCCTGTGCTTTGAAAATTCTTTTGATATTTCTCCATTTTCTAAGTATACACCGCCCCAAACTCCCCACTCTTTTCCAGATACACCATTTGCAAAACATATTTTTGCAACTGGACATCTCATGCACATGCTATCTATTATTGGTCTTATCTCTACATCATCTTCGTATTTTTCAAAATACAGGTTTGTGTCTAGATCAAGACAAATTGCTTTGTCTTTCCATAAATGTTGTTTCAAGGATTACTCCTTATACTTGTTTGGAATATCCCAGCCATTACGATCAGGCACAAAGTATTTTGCTAAACACCACTTATTTTTAATACGGACTCCACTAGGAGAGGTTCTTGCAAGATCTGAATGTTTTGTTTCTATTACAGTCCATCCATCCCAGATAAGGTTGTAGTTTTTTGCAACAATACGTTCCATAACTTCTAAACTATTTACTATCATTTTTATCCTTAATACCTGTAAATTCCGACTTCAATATTTTTGAGTTCGGCCTTTTCTACTAACTTTGAAGCTAATTCTTTTGGCTTACTTAAAAAAATTAAATAATTAACATAGTCCATATTTTCTTCAACATAAGAAACTGGAACTTTAAAGAATTTAATTTTCTTACCTCTTGCCTTCATCCCACGCTCTGAAAGATTTGTAAATTCAGAAACCATAGAATTAATTTTTGTTGGTCCAACAGAATAGATTAATAACTCGTTATCTTCGGTTGACATAGTTGACATTGCAACTGCCATAGCACGAAGAAAGACTTGGTAGTCATTAAAATCTTTCGTTCCTTGCACTGCCACTATCATCGCTATTTCCATTCCTTAAGTTATCTAAAATAAATAACATCTTGTTTATATCGTTTTTTGTCATATTCTCTGTATTAACTGGTTTTGCTGTTTCTTCATCAACTCCACCGTTAGTAGCTTCAGCAGTATAAAATACATTATTGCTGACCCAATATGCCTTTTCTTCTATAAAAATAACCTTTACTGTATTTCTTTCTAAATGTTTTTCTGCTTGAGAAAGCTTTTTAGGCTTATCAAAAAAATCTGAAGGAATAAAGTTTTTAATTATTTCATGCATATTACTTTGTGTATACATGATCTTATTAATAGATTTAGTCTTTCTTCTTCTATAAAGTATATACCCAAAACAAAGCAATGTCAAGTTTATAAGAAAAACATATATCATTATTTTCCTTAAGACTCAATCACTTGCTCCGACTGAGTGTCAGCCTTTTTATTAAGTTTTATTTGTGATATTAAATATTCAAGCTCTAAATCAGAAGATTTTTGTTTGTAAAAATTAATGAGCTGTATTAATTCTTTTTTTTCTAAATCTTGCATTTCCACCTCCTATTTAATATCTCTACCTATATTAAAAAACATTGTCATATTAAGATTATACCAGAACTATTGTTTCTTTAAAAGTCTTTTAATTTCCTTTAAGTCCCATTGATCTTCATCTGACAAAGTAGATATTTCTTTTTCATCTAGTGCCTTTGCTGTAATGCTTACTACTGGATCATTTTCCATTAAGTCAATATCTAAAAATCCTTTTTCCCATAACTTTAAGACCTTATTGTTTGTATCCTGTATGTGTTGCTCATACAGTTCAGGCATTAACTCTTTAATTTTTGGAGTAAATGAATACAGGAATTCTCCATTTGATGAGTCTATTCCCATTAGCTCAAGACCACCATTTAAAATTAAATAGTCAATAGAATCTTGTTCTTCAGGTATCATATTTTTTCCATCAGGATTGAATATCATTTTTAGTATTTTGTTCATGATTAATAAATGCCTCTAACTGCTCTCTGTTTTGTGCCCCAGTAATTCTTTGAATTTCTGTTCCTTCTTCAAGCAAAATAAATGTTGGAACAGAACGAATTTCAAACTTTTTTGATAACTCAAGTTCAGAATCAACATCTATTATTTGAAATTTAATGTGTGTCTCCCTATTCATTTCTTCAACAATTGGTCTAGTTTTTTTACAAGGATTACACCAATCTGCTGTAAAATAATAAACTACTTTCACTTCCCAGACTTCTTTCTGGCTTTTGCTAATGCATCAAAGTTTTTTACTTTTGTGTCACCCATATAGCCCCAAGCGTATCCATCATTGATCATCTTATCATTAAGGGATTCTGTCTCTCCGTTAACATATACCCAGCCTAGAATGCGACCATACTTTTCAGATGAGTCCATTTTTTCAGTCTTGATTACAACTGACTTAGCATCTTTAAAGTGCTTCTTTAGGTACTCTTTAGACTCAAGGCCCAAAGCTTTTTCTTTGAGATCTTTTGTGCGAGACTCAGGTGTATCAATGCCAGCTAATCTTACACGGGACTGAAACAGAATATCAAACCCTAAATCAATAAGAACGTCAATGGTATCTCCATCTACTACGTTGTCTACTTTTCTTACATAATATTCATACATTAGTAGTCCTTACCATTTGCCTTGTTTTCAACAAGTTTGTCTCTTTCGTCAATTATTGTAATCATAAATGACATCATTTTTTTATAACCCTCTGTATTGTTCATAATTTTGTTATAATGATGACCACAAAAAAGCAAATCTCCATTAAGCCCAGTAACTTGTACCAATGCCTCTGATGCACATGAATCGCATCTATCTGTTGCTTTAAGAACCCACTCTTTAATTTCTTCAGGGGTATCAATCATAGTACTCATAGTATACTACCGCTTTCTGTTATCAGTGGAATAAAATCCACTACCGTTAAAAACTGCTCCTACATTAGAGTATACACGAACTAGATTGGTATTGCAAGTTTCACATGAATATCCTGGATCAGAATCATTAATAGAGCGTTCTTTTGTATATCTTATTGCACAAGACATACAATCATATTCATAGGTAGCCATTTTTTACCTTTCGTAAAACCAAGTTACAATTGCATATTTTGTTCCATTAATTACTGGATGAGCAATATGTCTATACGGGTAGTTGGGAGGAAATAGAATTACTGTGCCAGCACTTGGTTTAATTTTTAAATCAAAATTAACAAACTCTATTTCTCCACCTTCATAATCATCATTTAAATATAGCAGTCCAGATACGGCTCTTTTAGATCCTGGATAAGAATCATAGTGTGATCCAAAATAATCATTACTTTCATATTTTAGTAATTGAAATCCTTCACCACAAAATATATCATAGTTAATACCCATTTCAGCTCTATATGATACCAAACATTCATTAAAAACAAGGTTGCACTCGTCTTCTAGTTTCTTAAAATGTTCATTGTATTTATTTCTATTTATACGAACTTCTTGGCTTGTTCTGTATGCATCTATTAAATTAGCATTATTATTACTTACATCACCAAGTATGGTAGATCTTTTGTATGAAATATCTGACATTTTATCATTCAAAACTAACTCTACTGAATCAATAAAGTCATAAGGGTTGCTAAATACACCTTCATAGATAGCAATTCCTGGTGCGGGAGTTGTGTTTTTATAAGTCATTACTTAATTTTACGACCAAACTTTGCCCATAATCTTTCATGTATAAAGTATCCTGCTGCTTCAAATCCAATATATAGTAATGCACCCAATGTGGCATATTCCCACTCACCAGTAAATACAAAAATAATTCCAGCTAATACTACTAAATGAAATATTTCCCAAGTTATTGTTTTTATTGAAGTTCTTTTTGTTGACTCCATACTACTTTCCCTTAATTGCTTTGAATGTATTAGAATCTACAACACCAGTTGCATTTAATCCTTTAGATGACTGGAATGCCTTAACTGCTTTTTCAGTACCTGGACCAAACTGTCCATCAACCTTAAGTTTAAGACTCTTTTGAATTTGTTTTACTAAGTCACCCTTTGATCCATTTTTCAATGGCTTAAATGCTGCAGACTCTTTGCTTGCTGACCTATCAGAAGGAGCTGCAGCTTTTACTGCAACAGGCTTTGTAGTTTTTACTGGAACATCAGATGATCCAACCTTAGATAGAAGTGGAAGGTTTTCTTCTCCAGCATAAACTGGACGACCCCAACCAACTATTCCATTAATAAGCTTTAGCTTGTTGTCTTTAACGTATGCACGAGTTTTCTCTACGCACATTCCGCCATTACGTTGATCTCCTTTAGAAGTTCCTGAAGTGTTTCCTTCAATAACTTGGATTGTTCCATTACCGTTGTTCTTAATGCAGATACCAACATGTGAAATTCTGTTGACGCCATCTTCTGGAAAATCAAAATAAATCCAGTCTCCTGGAGTTGGATCATCATTGCGAGCATCTGCCCAACGATTATTCTTTTTAAACCAATCAGATGCTGCAACTGTTGATGCAGACTTTGGATATTTCTTTGCGTCTAATCCTGATGTAAATGCACACCAAGAAACAAATGACTGGCACCACGGTTGGAAGTTCATTCCTGTCCATTTTCCATATTTTGTTTCGTTATCCTTTGGACCTTCAATGGTTCCAACTTCTTTTTTTGCAATCTCAATGATTGCTTCTAGTGATCCTTTTGTTGACATATTTCCTCCTAATAGCTGTCTAATTAATTATAGCATTATGAGGCTTGTGATGTCAACCTATTATGAGTTCTTATCCTGTGACAATTAGCACAAACTACTTCACATTTTGCTATTTCTTTTTTTATTGCTGCCCAAGAAAATCCATCGTGAATCATTCTTGAAATATTATACTTTTTATCATGTAGGTGATCAAAATCTAAAATGATGTGATTTTTTGCCCCACAATCAACACAACCAGATGCTTCTTTTATTTCTGACAGTCTTTTTTTAAACTGTTGCTTGTTGTAATGTACTAACTCTTTGTCAGTCATAGGTTTTAATTATACCAACAAATATTATAATGCCCCACACAGGTAATTCAGGCACGTGGGCCACGGTCATATAAATGGGTAACTAAGCCATCTCTAAGGTCCTGTGTGGGGACTTTTATATTGTACTACTTGATTTTAATTGTTTTGGGCTTTTTCTCTTCAGGAACAATACGATCTACATTAATATGTAGCATTCCATCCTTCAGATCAGCACCAGTTACTTCCATATATTCACCAAGTGCAAATGATCTTGTAAATTTACGACCTGCAATGCCCTTGTGAACAACTTCAGCATCTGTTACTTCAACAATTTCACCCTTGATAATAAGTGTTCCATTATCTACTGAAACATCAATATCATCCTTGGTAAATCCTGCGATTGCAATAGACAACCTATATGTATCTTCATCTAGTTTAAGAAGATCGTACGGAGGGTATGATTGTGAATTTGTTTTATGTGCTGTATTTAAACGGCCTAACTCTCTGTTAAAGCCAATAAAAAAAGGATCATTGAATAGATCCATTGCGAACTGTGTTACCATGTTTATTCCCCTTTCAAGCGAATAAGTTAATGTATCCCCGTAGGCAATACAATATAATTATATCATAGGATAAGGTGTGTTTTTAATTGCCAATCTTCATAAGGCCTCTAGAGGCTTCAAATTTAGAATAAAAATCATCTAATTCAATTCCAGTCGCTTTTTTAAATCCATCAGAAAAATTTCCTTCAGAATTTGTATACTTAAAAATATTTAGTAGGCTCTCAAAACCAACAGACGCTATTATGTATTCTGTAGCAGCTTGTCCTATTCCATACGGATTTAATGATGGGTTTGCAAGGTAATCATGTTGTGAAAGTGGTTGCAAATAGTTTTTTGCATAACCAAATTCTACTTGCATACGACGTCCTTCTTGGTAAGAATAAAACCCCATTTTCTCAACCATATAGTATCCAAAATAATTAGCGCTTCCTTCAATTAACCATCTTGGAATTCTTTTAGACGATAGATCGGTCATAGGTCCTCCATGAACTGTAAACTGAGGACCAGTAAGAAAATATTGAATAGTATGAAAAAACTCATGTGCAGGTGCTGAACGATAAAGTACAGTCCAGTGAGATTGTGATGGGTTTTTAGTAATTAATAGTATGAGGTTTTTGTCTACACATAGAACATCAAGTTTTCCATCACTACAAGGGTATGGTGCACCTGGGGCTCCAAGCCAAAGATTCATACTGCTTAAAGTTGACTTAGACCATTCATGACTTGTCCCTACAAATACTTTAACGTTTTTATCTTTAATATTTTTAAATGCCCCGTTTGCATAATCTAGCATTTTTGAAATCCAATTGCTATTATTATCAGGCAATGCTTTGTCTATGTAAATTTCATATGAGCTATCTAAAATAACTTTACCAAAATATTTATCAGTAGACTGTAGTGCTGAGCTAACTATCAATTCAGTATCAAAATTTCTAGACCAAGCAGAAAATGAAACAATTTCTACTTTTGGAGATGGAGTTATTTTTTTCCAAACAAGTTTTTTACCTGATTTAACACAGACAAAATTGTTTGACTGAAATACAGTGTTTTGATTTTTTATTTTACACGTAGATCCTGATTTTATTACATTTGTAGAATAAGAGTTTTGAAGTGGTACAAAAGAAAATATTAAAGTAATAATTATAAAAAATATTTTATTTTTTTTCACGTTACTCCTTTATTTTAAAAACTACTTGGCAAGGATCTCCGCCGTCTTCCCACTCCTGTATTTCTTCATCTGTCATATATGAATCACCTTCATGTGTATTACAGAATGGTTCTGTTATCCATCCTCTTTCAATACCGTTTTCAAGCCAAATTTCAAACTCGTTAAAGTCTGATTCGCTACTCTGAATATCTTTTAATATTTCTTCAAATTCTTCGTTCATATATTAAGTATATCCTTAAACACTTACTACGTCAACTGGACCCATGCATGATGGATTAAATTTTATTGCAGAGTTAACTGCTCCTACAACTCTTTTTCTTTGATCTTTTGCTTTTTCTGTAGCATTAAGATATCCATACGCATACTCTGCTCCAGATCCCATAGCTAAGTATGGGAGGGTGTATTTAGACAAAGACATATCTGCAGAACTATGCTCATAAATTTGACCACGAACTACAATAATTAAACCAAGGTCTCCATCTTTTGATGTGTCTACCCAAAAATCATTATAGAATGCTCTAAGTTGTTTAATAAATTTGGTTTGCATAAACTTGTCTGTATCTTTAATATCTGGAACATATGGATTAAAATTGTAGCGAATGCGTTCTCCATCCATTGCTCCTGCATATCCAATTAAATATGGACCAAGCTTCCAAACCTTTGGACTAGACAATGCTAGAATGGTTCCATCATCTGAGGCACCACGATCACCTGCCATGTAAACTTTATTATTTATTTCATCACGGACTACAGCAATACAAGTCATGACAAACCCCCTCAGATAAGTATATTTAAGTATACCATTACCTGAAGGGGGGTGTCAATTATAGTCTATTATGACTGCTTATCTACTTTAGCAAATGCTGCATTTATTTCTGCTGCACTTAGCTTGCCATCATCTAGGAATGATCTCGCTAGTCTTTCAACTACTGTTGCTACTCCTAGAAGTCCCGCCATAGTTACTGCTGTAACTGTAGAAATACCAACTACCGCTCCTGCACCAATGACTGATAGTCCTGATGCTGCAAATACTGCAACAATTCTAAGGAAAATGTTCCAAAGGTTTGTTACTGCTGATGAACCAAGAACTTCTTCTCCTGTGGTAGGGTCTACTACTGTTAGGTCTACATCTTTCTTTTTTGCCATTTTTATTCCTCCTTATTTCTAAATGGACTAGTTATAATCCATAATGCTGTGGTTGCTACAATTCCATAACCTACTATGGTTTTAGCGCTACCGTCTAATACAACCCAGGCAATAAACATTCCAAGAAGAGTCCATGCCTGATCTATTAGATCCTTGATTATATTTTTTATTATTCTTACCATCTTCTTCCTCCTCTTGAACCTGGTGAATTAGCACCTGAGCCTCCACCAGAACTTCCTCCTCCACTAGAGCTTCCTCCAGTGGATCCTCCTGCTGCTGCAACTGCTGCTGCATTAATTGCTGCACCTGCTGCAACTACTGTTGCTACAACCATATCTGTTGCTTCTTCTCTTTCAGCATCTGACATATCAGCACCAATACTTCCAAGTGCTGCAAAAGCTGCTGCGGGATCAGAGAATGCTGTTGATAATAACTCACCTGGATTTTGTAGCAATTCTACTTGTGCAGCAACTGCTGCTGTAATAACAACAGCATTACCATTTTCATCAGTTCTAACATCTACTGGAGTGCTTGGTGGAAGATCTTCATAATCTAGTCCAGCCTTTTTTATGTCTTCTG